TTTGCATCCTGTGTTCTTTTTGCCCAAAACCCTAATTGTCCGTCTTTTAATGCCATAGTTTTATAATTAATATTTATCACTCCCTACCAACGAGTGATAAGGAGTAGAAATATTTATCTTATATAAATTCTTATCCAACCCCAAGCGTGACCTAGTCCAACATAGATAAGAGAACCATAAGTAATAATACTCACTAAAGTCTCAATTAAATTATGCCAAGCTTCTGGGCCTATATCATGACCAGCTAATCCAGATAAAATAGAGAATAGAGGAATAAGACCGACTAATATAGTTTGAATACGTAGAGCCAATTTATTTGGATTTTGACTTGAACCTAAAACTGGGTATTTTTTCAACATATGTTTATTTTTTAAAAATTAAACTTAGTAAATTAATTATCCAATTTTTTTTCTCTAACCCAGCATTTCCTGAATTTTGTATTGATAGATTATTGCCGATATAATTAGATGGGAATTGTTCGAGCGTATCTTTTGGGCTGGCATTTGAATAGTTTTCTAAGACCGCCTTTGCTACATCACCATCTTCATACCCGATATACTGACCTGCATATTTGCCATTTTTAGCTAAGAATAGAATCGCACTGCCAACTTTGATAAAATCTTTATACTGTGGCTCATTCCATTTTATGCGACAAATTTTGCAACTACCATATCTATAACCATATTGAAATTTGATAAATTGATTTTTGTATTGATCGTGAACGATAAACCATTCATTCCTTTTACCGGCTACAACCAGAACTCTATGCCCGTATGGCCTAGTACCAGCATCTAAAGATTTCTGCATTCCCTCTTCTGCTTTTATAAATTCACCCTCTCTAATATAAGGAACTTTGACACTTACCCAAACAGGGGAATATTGCAAACCATCCATTATCTGATCAGGAGTTGAATATAGTTTATATCTATTATAAAGAGCAGTAGGTAAATACTTTGTCTGTATTTCAACTAGAGGTTTAAACTTTTTACCATAATCAGCTACATCAGCAGGCATAACACCATAATACTCATCACGAGTCATATCATCCGGGAATGGCCACATATCCTCTGGGCAAAAGTAATTATCTCGAATATAATCATCAACTGCACGAACAGTATTGCCAGCATTAGGATTAGTACCGCTTCCCTTTGCTGTACGTCTATCAGAGCCATTAGGATTGCCATTTTTATCAAGCATTTTAAGCTTGTTTAGAAAAGAAGCAAAACTAACACTTTTACTCATTAAATATTTCATTGGATATTGAACCCATTTATTGCCAGAGAATGATACACAAGCGTTTGTATCTCGTTTGTTTTTTCTTTGCAATTCTTCACTAATAGGAAATTGTCGCCAATCAATAACTCCTTCTTTATTTTCAGTTAAAATTTTATCCCAGACTTCTCCAGCTAAGTTTTCAGAACCAAGAACATGATCAGCTTCTCTTGGTTCTTCATCAATTAGACCTAAGTTTTCATAGTCCATATATTTTATTTTAAATACATTTATTATTCTCTAATTTATTATTTACTATCTCAATATGTTCCCAATCAATCAATTCTTCTCCACCCCAGCAACCTTCTTTAAAAGATATATCTATCCATTCGTCTAAAGCATTTAATTGTTCATTAGCATCTGTAAAATCAGCCACAGGAGAACCACCTAATAACTTAGGGTTCTTTTTTTGTTTCTCAACAGCTATCATCTTTTTTATATCAGATATTCTTTCAATTTTCTTTGCTTCGTATTGTACTTTTGATAAAACTTTACCTTTAACTTTATAAACTTTTACTATAATTTCTTTCTCTACTACTTTATCAGCCCCTAGATTAGCATTGTTAGTCCAGAGTTGGTAAGTAATAAACCCTAAAGAGCCAAAGATTACAAAGCCTATGATTATTATCACTCCTATTGTTACATACTTATTACCTTCTAAGTTTTGCATAATTTTTTAATTATTTTAAAAATGAGGGAGATTTTAAATGGCTCTCCCATACCATAGAAATCTGATCACCTCCAGTCTCTACCACAAATCTCTTTGAGGTTTTGAGCTGACATCTTGTAGTTATCACCTTTCCTGCCACATAAGTGGCATTTGTAGTGCATTTCAACAATGCCCTCTGAAAATTCCCTGTACCACACATACCAAAGTGTTAAAGTATTGCACTTTGCACATCTGATTATCTGGTGGTATTTCGTTTTCTGAAATGGTTTAACCATTGTTTCTCTCCTTTCCTTTCTTTAGCTTCTCGCCTTATATCTATTACAGTGCAGATTATAAACCACACTACTACAACCCCTACTAATACAAATGACACTACATATCCCATTGTTCCTCCTATGGTATACTGTATACTATTAATTGTATACTATTAATAAAACTTAATAAATATTGATAATCCCACCATAAACACAGAACCACCACCAATAATATACCATCTCCAATTTTCTAGCTTAGCAATTCTTTCTCTGTTCTTTTTAATTCCGTGATTAGCTTCGTCTTGTCTTTTGTGAACACCATTAAAGCCATCATCAATTTTAATCTCAACTCGCTTAATTATCTCTGTTAGTGTTTGATTTGTAAGTTCTTCACTCATATTAGTTCTTTAATTACTGGCTTAATAGCTACATATTTAGCTTTAGCAAACAAACTAAGATGTTCTTTCAGTTCTTTCTTATCTTTTTTCTTTTCATCTTTATATTCTTTGCCGTCGCTAAACTTTATTTGTTTTCTGTCTTTACCAATAATATCTTTGAATGGGTCTTTTGTGGTATATAGTGGTGTAGCGGTGAAAGGTAACTTAAATTCCACTCCAGCATCTAGTAATTCTTTTAATACTTGCTCCGATGTTTTCCCTTTAGTTGTAAATCCTTTTATTTTCATATTATAATCTATAAGTATTAATAGGTGTTAATTTTACTTGATTAGCACTAGGAGTTCCTGTTTCATTTAAGCGTTGTCTTTCACGACAATACAAGTGTCTAAATGGCCGTGCGAGAACATTCTCTCCACCAAGCACCATCAAATACTAATTGCAATGTATCTCCAGCAGTTGCAGAGAAATTACCAGCACCTGATAATTGAAATCCAAAGTAACTACTTCCAGCAGCAGTATTATGAGTAACCTGTACACTTCCATCAAATTGTAAAATAATAACAGAACCAGCTTGCCAGCCTGTGCCAAGTATTCTTTGCATTTCAGTTGTTCCTGTAATATCAAAATAGTTACCATCAGTTCCAAGCGTTATATCATTAGCACTTGCCACATCTCCACCCTTATCTCCTTGCAATCTACCACTTAATGTAACTCCTACTGCACTTACACTTCCTGCAAAAGTAGCAGAAGCATCAGCTCCATCAAGAGTCAATACTGTTGCTAAAGTTTGTATATTATCACCTGCTGCAGCTACAGGAGCTACTTGGAATATAATTTGTCCAGGGTCGCCAGTTCCAGTACCTAAGCCTGATGCTATTGTCATATCTGCACCAGCTATATTGCCAGCACCGCCCGTTTTCACATTAGGAGCTCTAAAAGTATTTCCTGTTAAGGCAGTTAGGGCTTCATCACCGCTTCCTAATATCATTTCACCAGCACTAGTAACAGTCCATAAGTATGAGGCATCTGTAACATTAAATAATGAGAACTTTCCTGGACCAGTATCACTGGTTGCACCTGTGCTAAATAATGTGTAACTCTTACCACCTATACTTGTGTTTACTAGACTCCAACCAGTTCCAACATTGCCAGATGAGGATATTCTTGAATCTGCTAATCCTGTCCCAGCGACCCCTCCAAGAGCCATGAAGGCTCCGTTAATGCTTAACGCCCCTGACCCTAAATCAATATAACCATTAGTTCCATCGTGTGTTAAGCTCATCCATTCATCGTTAGCTGTGTCTGGGTCTTTAACTGAGTGAATAAATAAAGTTGGGTTTGCCTGTCCTGAATGGTCGTGGTCTTTTGTAACATTTACATTATCCGTAAGAATTACAGTCCTACTTGTTGAGTCTAAAAAGAACAACAAGGAATCAACTGTCTGCGGAGTTGAAAACTTAAAGCCAACATCTGAATTACTGCTTAAAGCAAAACTTCTATTACTAGCTTGGATTGTGTTCTCATTTAAATAAGTTGCTACGTTACTTTGAACACCATACTGATTGAGTGTGAAATGGCTAGCCCAAGCCCCCGCGTTCGTCCTTGTTTGGAAAACCATGGTTCCGATGGCGTTTGTCGTGTGCGTACCAGCAGCCATATAAATCTGACCGTCGGTATATTGGCTTGCCGCAACTGCGTTCGATTTCCAACCACTTCCCCTCATATAGAGAGATGGCGAATACTGATTTGTCCCGACCGTTGCAGCAGTTGAATTTACTAATGATAAGGATGAGGTTGGTGTAACTCCTAAAGCTGGATTAGTTATAACTAATCCACCTATGGCTCCATCTATAGTCAAAACATTGGCGGAGTGAGTTAATATTACATCACTGCTATCCCAATCTATTATTGCTCCACTAGGTAATGATAAATTTGAGCCAAGTGTTACTGCTCCATCTATAAATCCAACTCCTTGCACTTCAAAATCTCCTGTTACTAATAAATCATCCTCGCTATTTAATGAATGTCCAGTAGTTCCCGCATCACCTATTCTTACTGGCAATATTGATGTTGAACCATATATTGAGTCAACATGTAAAATATCATTTGTGGTCATGTCTAAATCAGCCGATGCAGTGATCAATGGAACCGTGGTATTTATCGCGAATACATCACCCAGGTCGCCATCTTTTCTTACCAAAAACGCTTCTACATTATCAGTATCTATTATCATTTGTCCGCCGTCTACTGTAAAAGTATTTGCTGATAATCCTTGGAATTGCACTGTTTCTTCAACAATTAAATTGCCGGCTATCGTTAGATTGCCGTAAATTGTCCCACCACCTGATAATCCTTCCAAAAATGAATAATAATCTGCTGTCATGCTTGTCGCAGTATCTTTTTTCTTACCACGTCCACGTCCAGTTATATAATTTACCCAATAATCACCGTTGCTCATGTCTGCATCTGCGGTGGACGAACTTACTTCATTATCAAAAGTAGTAGATGTCAAAGCTAAGCTTGAATCTCCGTTGCCACCGATCCAACTATTGTTTGAGTCTAAAATTGGTTTGCGCGTTATATAAAAATCAACCATTGTTCCGGCTACGCCTGCAGGAACGGCCACACTCTCGCTTGCTGTTTGATGAGGGGTTAGACCTGTTATTGGAATTACTAATTGGCCTGCCCTAGAATGGAAATCTGTCATAAAAATTTAATTAAGATGTAAAAATTGAATAATCAGCGGTCATTGATGTGCCTGTGTCTTTCTTTTTTCCTCTACTTTTACCGGTTATATAATCTACCCAGTAATCTCCATTTGACATATCTTCATCGTCTGTTCCATACGAAACTTCATTATCAAATGTGGTACTTGTTAAAGCTATGCTGGTATCTCCTGATCCTCCCATGTATGATTTATTAGAATCAGCTATTGGATGTTTTCCAAAATAAAAATTTTTAACTGTTCCTGCAATTCCCGTTGGAATAGTTATTGATTCTCCTGTTATATCTAACGGAGTATATGATCCGGCAATTATTACCGTTTTATATGCTTTTGGGTTACCCATATATATAATTATTATCTAAAAAAATTTTAAGTAGTTTGCCTTGGAGTTCAACAGCATATCCTTTTCTGTAAATAACACCTTTGTACTTCACGCTCGTTATCATCCTATATTCGTGCTTTTGATGATTGACTACTCTCTTAATGGTGCCTAATTCGTTGATATTCTGCGTTTTGCGAGGTTTTTTAGTCATAGAGGTTAAATTATCCTATCAAGCCCCCGCGAAGGGGCTTTAACGACAATTTATTGTTTATGCTTCGTTAGAAGTGCTATAAACATTAATCCATCCATCAGTTCCATCGTCAGTTTTTACTTTGATCCTAGCTTTCCAAGTTGTTGCTGCCGAACCACTATCAGAAGTGATAGTAGTATTAGCACCAGAAGCTCCATCTAAATCAATCATATATACTGGTGCTGCTGTATCTGTAACTTGAATCAAGGCGTTACTCACACAGTCATTAAATACGATTCCGTTATCCCAATCATTTTTACCTGTTTCTTTTCTAATCATTAAACCAGATAAATCACCATTGAGAGTTCCACCAGAATCGATAAGACTTGTAATCACTGCACCGGCTAAATTTACGCCAGCATCAAGTGTCAAACCAGAACTTGTTTCAACTCCGATATTACATGCTGTATTAAACGCACCGGAACTACTTAATACTACAGTTCCTGATTGTTCAAAGTAGCCAAATAAACCTGCATGTACACCCGCGGCTAAATTAGCCTTTACTCTCATTTGTCCTTGAGTAGCATATAATGAAACGTTGGCTGTTTGAGCAAGGTTTACTAAGAATCTATTTCTAAATCCATAAGCAACTGCTCCACCAGTAAGAGCTGCACCTGCGGCTGCTAATTCTGGGAATACTGCCATTGCTATCAAATTAGTATCATCTAATGCTAGACCTACTGCATCACCTTCTGCTGCAATATTAAAATTATCACCAGCAACTATACTATCCATTGTAAATTTGCCAGTCACTACTGTTGGGCTGTCTAGGTTGATCAATCCGGCACCCTCTGGGTCAATTGTAATTGCCCCGGCGGCTCCGTCTGTAATTGTAATACTACCTGTGGTTGCATTACCTGTTGCAAGAACAACATCGTTATCTCCCAAAGAGGTAAATTCACCTTGTCCACTTCCATCACCTGCCATCAAATGACCGTATGAGCCATCATGCGACCACCCGCCAGCAACGCCTAGTGAACCAGTACCATTTAATGCTTTAAATCTACCTTGGCCCCATTCTGCATCATTAGTGACATCAGTTATAATTCCAGCAATTTGTGCATATTCTACCAAATCAACTGGAGTATCATCGTTGTTTCCAACAAATTTAATATAACCAATTTCATCATTAGCAGCTGCGCTTGCAGATACTTGTGTAAGTGTGATTGCTGCACCCTCTACACCATCATCTTCACAAGTTACGCCAATTGAACCAGATGCACCATTAACTGTGAATTGTGCGTTTGTTGGATATGCACCACTACCATCTTGTAGTGATACTGCTAACCCGCCAACTTCGGCCCCATTTGCTGGGTCCACAATTCCAAATTCAATTTTACCATAATCGACAATATCTTGAGGTGTATTATCATTTTGTCCTCTACCAATTAAAGCCCCAATAACATCAAGTGCGGCTGGGGTAGTTGATACATGATCCAAAATAAATGAAGCTCCTGTGGCTGTATCGTTTGTTGCTCTTACAATCTTTCCAGAAGCAAGAACGCCTACTGTGGTCACACCTGCATTTGTCATTGTAATTTCTCCACTCATGACAGCGAAGTTTGTTGTGCCAGCACCTGTACCGATCATTATTTCGGTATCTACTATGTTGGTAACTGTGGCAGTTTCAAGATCAAGAGCTGCGACAGTTGTGGCACCATCATTTGCCATTGTTACATCGCTACTCAATGCGACTGATGTTAAAGTGGTTGCGTTTCCTACCAATACTTTAGTATCACCGGAAGCATCAAATGCTGCGGCTTTACTAGAAGCATTACCTACTAATACACTACCCTCGGCCAAAGCGATTTCGGTTGGAGTAATTGTGTCTAGTGCTTCAAAAGATGAAGCGGCGGTTGTACCAATATTTCTATAAAAACCTTCCGTGCCTGCGCCTGCGTCAGTTTTAATAAAAATACACCCTTTCGAGAAACCTGCTTCTGTACCCGGTACACTTGTACCTGTGGCACGCAAAACATTATCAGAACTATCTTTTTCAATGACAGTTACTGCGGTTGTATCGGGTGTTTCTGAATTGCCAATTGGTTGAAAAACCATGGCAGTTTCTCTTGATCTATATTTTCTATATCCCATATGTTTTTTAACTAAAGGGGATTTTGTTTTGCCCTACGGGCCGGCAGATTCCCCGCTAACTGCTACTTTTAGATATTTTTTACTACGCTACTGCGTTTTCTAAGAAATAGCATAGATTTACATCAAACATATTCTGGTCATAGCTATAACTTTGTCTTATAACGTCAGATTTCTTTGGTTCTTCTCTATATGTATCAACTTTACGAGGTAAATCATAAAGAGTTAATCCAAAGGTTGCGCGCATAAGAGTTGGGCGAGGTGTTTTATACAATAACCAAGCATGTTTTCCCCAAACATCAGCCAGACTATCTGATTGTCCTTCATCAGATGAATTATATACTGCATCAGCAATATGTACTTCTTCTAATTTGAAATGCTTTTTTAAGAAAGTCACAAATGCTTCTTCTCCTAATTGACCACCATTTGTATATTTCAATTGTTCACGGATATCTGGATGATCAACCAATTTGATATAAGTTGCATAACTTAACACCATTATGTTTGGTTTTTGCGCTGTCGCTGTTCTAACTGCATTGATACCTGTTCTGATATCTCCCAATGGATCTGAATTTACATAGTCACTCCATTGTGATGTACCTGACAAAGTTGTGTAATTTGTCATGACACTATTATCGGACATAGTAGTTGCTAATGCACGTTCTTGATTGATCCAAATTGTATCCATCAAAAATTCTACAGCATCTCTCTTTGGATCGTACGGATCGTCGGTGTTATTTGCCATTTCATCTGGCACCAATTTTTCCAATGATCTTTCACGACAAATATAATCGCCTTGAGATACGCTATAGTCAATACTCATAGCACGTGTACCCGGAGCACGATAAATTTGGTCTGTGTAAGTACGCAAGTTTTCTTTTCCGTACTGTGCGTATTTACCTGTTTTTTCTTTGACTTTTAAAGTTGGTAAGATTTTCTCACAGATATAATTTTCATTCCTATACATTTGTGAAAATTGTGACAATATCTTATCTACTTTTGCGTCACCAATATTAGGTTTCATAAAAGTTTATTTACTGAATTAAACTATTTTGTCTACGTTTTGTGTCTATGGTGTGTCTACTTCACCAAACATTAATAGTACAGCAAGCAAATCTCCACTATCTCCACTACCCAATGCTTTTGCCATAAATTCTTGTCCAGCTGTTGCGACTACTGCTAGGCCACTTGCGTCTGGTGTAATATAATCACCAAATGCAACTGTTGCGGCTGCTTTTACCTTTGTAATACCTTGTACACGTACTTGTGCTGTTGCTTCATTTGTTGATCCATCAGGAATATTTTGTAATACACCTAAAGAAGAATCAGCGGCACCAGAAAGTACAACCTCTTCACTTGAGTCATGTTTGACAATATAATACTGGCTTGAACTCAAGTCAGTGGCAGTAGGACGGCTCAAATCTATTTTGCCTTCCTCTGTTATTAGAGTTATATCTGACATATTTTTATCTGTAGTTATGAATTAGAAAGGAACTATTTTTTAGCCAATTCCTTGCTGGCTTTCTTTTGAGCATCTACAATAGACAATGTTTTGTCTGCTTCCATCAACTCTTTTGTTTTATTTACAATTTTTTCTTGTAAATCTTCACCTTCTATTTTTGACTCAACTTTTGTTGAACCCATCTCACTTAAATCTACGGTTTTAACAGCAGACATAATTTCTGTAAAATTATTCCTTTGTTTCTCATCAAGACTTAACATGAAATCTACGATTGATTCTTGTTTTTCTTTTACAACGCCAGTCAAATGATTTTCTGACAACACTATTGTTTCAGATACTAAATCATTTAATTCCTTGCGTTCTATTTTTTCCTTTAGAGTAGCAATTTCTTTATTGCTTTCTCCAAGTTTTTCCTCCAAAGTTTCAGCAGTCTTAGCTTTTTCAGCTAATTCTTTTGTTTTAGCTTCTTCGGCTTTTTTTTCTTCTTCAGTTTTTTCCTCGACTTTTGGAGCTTCTTCTGGCTTAGCATCTACTTCAGCTACGTCAGCTTTAACTTCCTCTGTTTTTTCTTCCTCTGGTACTTCCTCTAGATACTCTTTTAAAAGAGTCTTTTCTTCTTTTGAAACAACTTCTTTTGTTTTCAAAAGGTTTAGATATTTCTCAAACATACATTTTTTTTTGTTATGTTTATTAATTAAATTATTTAATTCTTCCGACAAGGCCAGAGGGGTCTGGGCTTTTAACGCCGGAGTGTTTGTTAGTGCTATTCCTATAAAAACATTTTTTATTATATCTCCTGTTTTATGGTGTGGCCATTCCATTGCTAGTTCAGCTGATACAAACTTAAAAATCTTTTTTGATATTGCTTCTTGACCAAGTTCTGTCCATTCTACTGTGGCCATTAATTTACGACCTTTTATAAATAAATTTTTAACCCATCCCATTGCTTCGCTTCCTCTCATATGTTCTTTATTTACTTGTATTTCAGTTCCGTAAACATTGTCCTCATAATTCTTGACGTAATCTCTGAGCATTGACATTTCTATTTTCCAACCTCTATCTCTTAATACGCCAGTTCTTAAAACTTCAACATCAGATGTTTTACCATCTTCTTTTAATTCTATCGTGCTTAAATAATGTAGTATATTTTTATCCATATTTTTTATAATTAAAAAAGTCGGGTTTATCCGACTTTCTTAGAAGTTCTTTATTTATATCCTCTCACCCTATGTCAAAACATAAGGTGCTTTAAGCATTTTTCTTTGTCCACAGCAGTAAACAAAGAGTGAGAGGATATAATTAAATTGTTTTTTACTCTATGTATCCTAATTTCAATAATTGTTTTGCATTTACCTCTCTAATGTCATATCTCTTTTTTGCAAAATACATTTCTCCATTATGTTTTACATTTCTTAATGCTTTGTATTTTCCTTTTGTTTTTGGAGTTGGTGGTTCTTCATTGATCACAGCTATTGTTGGCGACTCTACATTCTCTTTGCCCTCTCCACCTTCTTCTGTGGTTTTATTTTCACTTTCACCTACTATTGGGTCCTCACTGTGAATAGCCCAAAGTTCTGACAATTTTGGAAGTCCGGCTGCGTGGTGAAATTCTACCCCACGCTTTGTTAATTCTTCCTTTAATTGTTCTATTGTTAATTCTTCTGGCATAAATTAAGTTTTAGGTTTATTAACTGTAATACTATTATAACACATTTTTTTTTGAAAATCAAACTTATCCACAACCCTACAATTCCCGTGGTCACAAAAAATAGCATTTATCATTCCACACTTACTGTTCCTACACTTAATTTCAACGAGACCTTTTTCCATTTCGTAGTATAAAAGTGTTTTTTTACATTTAACACACAAACATTTTACAAGCATGTACTTAATGTTATTTATTTAATCTTTTTGCTATTTCTACCTGAGCACTCTTTGACTCTTTTGTGTTAGTTGGTCTTTTGATTTGTTTAAAACCATTTATCCTCGGACTTCCTCCTATCTTATTAAATTGACTTTCAATACTCTTTGGAATTGGATTTGCTTTTGGTTGTTCTTCACTTTTAAATACTGGTATCCAAACTCCTCTACAAAAACTATGCACTAAATCAAGATTTCTCATTGGATCAGTTGGCCCTATTATTCTTCTATCTAATGAAAGACACATATTACATGTTTTTCCATCCAACACTTCACTTCTTTGAAATTTAGATATTAAGTTGATGCTATTTTCAAACACCATACTTCTTCCTCGGTTAATATTTTGCCCCACAACGATTCCTGACGTGCTTGCTATCATCTTACTCGCCCTATCTTTTAAATCCTTTTTAAGGGCTGATTTTATGGCCACAGTGGTCGCTCCTACTATGATGCCATTCTTCACTATGTCGCGCCCTGTCTTTTGTATTTCCTGTACGTAAGTTTCAGAATATTCTTGACTTTCAAAATTCTTTAATGCTTCTTGTTCTTGTGGAGTGGCTACTGGTTTTACTCCCATCTCTTTTGTAGCTGTCTTTTTTCCTACCTCATAACTTTGAGCAATTGATTTATTAATTGCTTTTCTATAAGCAACTAATCCACCAAACATAAGAGTGCTTAAACCTGCTATATTTTTTTCCTCTGCTTTTTTTCCTGCACTTTCTACGTACTTATCTATTTCTATATTTGTCACATCAATCATTTCTTTTTCCAACTGAACTTCTATTTTATTAAAACTCTCATTCAAAAATTCAAAGTCTACTTTTTCTTCGTAGATAGTAAATTCACGAGTTGGGTTATATGATTGTTCTGTTAACAATTTATGTTCGCGAATATACTCCTCATTCTTTTTTAGATTTTTTTTTTCATCAACTTTAGGTTTTACTAGTTGATTTGGATTGACCATTGGCATTGGTGGATTTTTCTTTAGCTCCCTGTCAATCTCTTTATCTTCTTCATATTCTTTTTCCAAAATTTCCATATCCTCATCATCTATTTCTGGTAAATCAAAAGTTTGACGTGTCCATTGTTTTATTTTCGGGTCCTTGTCAATCAATCCCGAATCAGTCAACGACTTCATCACGTCACTCATTTCCTTAAAGTCTATATCTCCTAGTGGATTATGTCGCAACCTTACCTTTGGTGCGTTATCTCCAAAATTAAATTTAACTAAATCTTGCAATACTTGTTTTTCAATTTGTGCTTCTAAATATTTTATTTTCTCCTCTACGTTTTTCAAGAAAAATGATGACTGGTCTTTGCTCAATGCAAAGCTTCCTACTTCTGAACTTCCTAGACCCAAAAACATAGCCAACACACTCAAAAGTATTTGACGATTATGATGTTCTACTGATTTGTCTATTGCATCACCTTGTGGATTCCCACTTGGGGTTACTAATTCAAATTCACCATCTTCTTTTTTCCACGGGAATATTAAATAACCTTTTTCGTTGGTCCTGATATTGGCCAACATATCTTCTGTCTTATTTTTTTCAGCAGTGCCATATCCTTCTGGTAAATAAAGTGTCGGGATACCCATGCCATTCTTCTCGGCTGATATTCCTTGTATTTTGTAAAGTGTATTTTTGTAATAATAATGTTTGTAGGCGGCTCTCAAAATACTTCTACCAGTTACATCGTCACCCTCTTTGTCATTTGTTAAAATCAAAAGTTTTCTGGCTGGTATTTCTGCATTGCTTTTTGGTGCGCTTGGATCATCTGTTAATATCCATTGTTTTATTCCGAATTGTTTTTGTCCGTTGACATCTATCTGCCAATTTTGAATTGAACGAGGGATGCGCGGTGATAAATCTCTTAACATCACTTGCCCTTTTTCTATTTTAAAAATCTTTTCAAAAACATAATGTCCATATGGTAAAAATAACATTGACTCACGCACAAAATCTTTCCAACTTCTTTCCATGCCCTCGAATAAATTATTTTCTAAAAATTCAACTATCTTTTCATCTTCACATTCAATATACCAGTTGGTTGCCAAAATTGGAGCGTTGATTGCTCGGAGCACGCCGTCAACGACACCGTCTGTTCTCATTTGATCTACTAAATCAATTCTAGATTCGTCACGCCATTCAGAATTTTGTTCATCAAAAAAATAACCTGAGTATCTTTGAGTGCCACTGTCACCAAAAATTGTACCCATTTGTTTTAAAGTCAAATCTTCCACTGGATATGGTGCGTTTTGACCTTGAATGTCTTTTTCATTTTCAAGAGGCATATATTAAAATTTCTTTTTAAATAAATTACCGGCAATCGTGGTTGCCCTATCTTTATTATACACTACTTCGTCATTTTGTTCAAAACTTATATTTGTGTATGACAATTCCAAGGCCCCCATCAAGCTATCTGCTCGATCATCATGCTCTAAAACTTCTAACCCTAAAAATAAAATCTGATCACGTGTCTTTCTCATTTCTGGCCTTAGGTGAACCTCTCCTCTTTCGAACATCGGCTCGAGTGCTTGGAGCCTTCCCAACTTATCTGATCCAAATTTATCTTTAATTGCTTTTGGTCGAGTTCCTTTGATTGGAATATTTTTGTCAAAACCGTATAGTTTATTTCCATGGATTATCGCTCTACCTTTTAAACCCAAATCTAATTCTCCTGACTTCCAACTCATTATATTCTGGAATACTGCTGTTTGGTTCAATACTTTTTCCACGCCTACTACACGCGCTTCTGGATGTTCAATCCATGTCTTGATTACTTCCTTGGCTTGTTCTGTCTGACTACATCTGCCGGATTTTTGCACAATCGCATATCTGTGACGATCTTTTCTGGCCCATTGTAAAACTGTTATGCACCATTCATCAGATGTGGCGCTCTCGCCTGCTTGTGGATCCATAAAAATAACTTTTTCGTAATTTTTCATGACCGGTAGTTCTGTAAAGTTATTGTCATCTATCCATGCTGGCTTGAAATTGGCCAGTTCATCATTCGTTGGTTCATTCATGTATTCCTGTGCGAATGATCTAGTTCCCGAGTCCTCTCGTATCTGATTTAACTTTTCCATGCTAAAATAATTTGGCCAGATACTTTCTTTATCCTCTATTGCTTTTCTGAATATTCCACCAAACTTCTTATAAAATTGTAGTATCTCTGCTTCTTGGTGCAAGACTGTGCCTATGAGCTTAATTTTGCCCTTTTGAGCGTCTAAACTGTTGAATATGACATTATATAGCCATTCGTGTAATTTCTGTCGCCTTTCGGCTTTTCTGACTTCTTCATCATCTTCAATATCATCGCACACAATTTTAGTTGGCCTTTGGTTTTTAATATTTACACCACGACCCTTGCCCGCCCCCCTAGCGACCGCATTGATTCCATTTATGGTTTCAAAATGCTTGTTGGTCCACTTCCTGTCTTTCTTACTCTCCGGTGGCACTAAATCGCCAAAAACAGCCCTTAGCAGGTCATTGTTCTCCAACTCTGTCTTGATCCCCTCGAAATGGAAGCCTGCGTCTGTAAGGGTATTTCCTATGTATAGGATTACTGGCTCTGTTCCGTAGACTATGTCGTGGATTGTATCAATCTTGATCCACGTCGATTTAGCATGCCCGCGTGGAAATATTATACCACTATGTCCGGGTTTGTTTATTTCATTTAACAAAGCCAAATGACACTCGGGGACGTCCTCGGTGCCTTTTATAATATGTGGGAAGAAGTATCTGCCAAATATGTGCAAGTTCTTTTTGTATTTCAGTGTGTGATGTATCCATTGTGCCTGCTCTTGTTTTGGTACTGTTTTTAAATCTTCTCGCCATTTGTTGTATGGGATGTGGATTGACATTTTATGTTCTTAAATATGTGGGCTAGCACATCTACTGTCCAGCCGTTTCCTAGTGCTTTGTATTGTTGAGAGTCACTAATTCCATCAGTAAAAAAATCATCCATAGTCTGTAAACGACAGCACTCAACAGGGGTTAGTTTTCTTATTCTATAATATTCATTATCTATCTCTATTAAAACATAATTATCTTTTTGAACTGTTGTAATTGTATTTGTCTTTCCGTCAAATCGTGTTTCAAATCTCTGTTCTGTTTTTGCACCTTTGACATCTTTTCTTTTTCCATCAACAATATTTCTACCTCTTTGTGCTACTAAATATAATCCAGTTTTTGCCCCTCTGCCACCTCCCATTGCTGACAATGTAGTTGACTTTGCATTTACATAATAAACTCTTTCGCCCTGCCCTCCGTTGCCTATATTTATCAATCTAACCGGTTCAGCATAGTAATTACCATTCCAACTCGCATACTGTCTTGCTAACATTGGCAAACTTTTATCTGGATTTATTGCTGTATATTTTTTTCTTAATCTTTCTGTGTTTATGACCCATTTTATCTCATTGATATTTTTAATATAATATTTTTCATCTACTTCTTCTTCTGGTAACAAAATATCTGATAAATAAATTTCTTTATCTTTTGGTTGTCCTATATTCGGTATGTTAGTCCAGTACAACCTTTTGCGTGACTGTGCTGATACGAGTGCCGAATTTATCATTATTGGTTTTACTCCCAACTGCTCGGAAATAATATCTTGATACTCTTTCTTCATTCTAACATTTTCAAGTAAAAAGTATTTTGGTTTTACTTCTTTTAAAATTCGTACAAATTCAAAGAAAAGTTTTGAACGTGGATCATCGAAGTTTAATTGTTTGCCTGCAAATGAAAATCCCTGACAAGGGCTACCACCCATTAATAAATCAATCTTTTCAAATTTTAAATCTGGTGTTTTTAATCCTCCACCTTTATATGAGGATACTTTAATATTTTTTATATCACCAAGTTGTATTGTATCCGGATAATTCTTTTGTGCGATATGAATAGCGTATTTATCTATCTCGCTTGCATAGTAATTGTCGACTTTGATTCCAGCACGTTCGAGTGCGACACGCCCACAGGATATTCCGTCAAATAATGATATTACATTAATCCTCATATTTTTTTGCACGTTTATCCGCTTCTTCGGAGAAGTTAATTGTTATTGTATTTACTGGTACTGTTTCCCCAAACTCTGATTTCATTTTCTTTTCTGCCCAGTACCTTGCACCAGATGTTTCATCTGCATCTTTTGCTAGTGTTTTTCTAGCTTTCAAATTGACTGTCTTTTTTAAAATTAGTTTTCGCTCCTGAAACTCTGGATTTTCTTGTTGGTAATTATATAATGTTGACATTCCTATTCCTGCATATAAACACGCTTCCTCATCAGTTCCACTTATTGAAAACACATCTTCCAGTTTTTGGATAGCTTCTTTTGTTAAAACAGTCGGTCGTCCACATTCACAATATCCATCTTTATTTTTAAAAGCGTTTCCCTTTGGTCTTTTTCTCTTATTGCATTTCTTACAATTAAGTGGTCTGCCATTCTTATTTCCTACTTTCTTTTTGACCTTTGTTGTTTGGTTCTTGACCATATGATTACACGTTCACTCTTTTTAATAAAATTTCCTTTGTCAGCTTCGGTCGCATGTCATTCCTTACTTTGTCCACATGCTTACATTTCTCTCTATATTCAAACCCCTTGCATGTACACGTCCATTCGTCCTGGTGGTTTGTCACCATATATCTTTTTCCTTTGGAGTTTATTTCCATTGTTATAGATATTAGTTTTTGCTTCATACTAAATTATTTCTTAAATTCAGCCGTGATATATCCCACTGTTATTGTATCGCCTTCAATAGGAGGGTTTTCTCTATCAAACAACACAACTGAATACCTGTCTTTAAAAAACAATATTTTAATTAAGATTTTAATATTCCTCCATGGATTATTTAATTTTTCCCTTATTGTTTTTTCTACTTTTAAATAAAATTTCATACTAAAATATTAAAGCTACCCCTATCATCACCCATCCAAGTGCTATATATTTACCAAACGCCATTGAAAATCCAAAGCCGTATCCTTTGATTGAAAAGATTGGTTCTACCATTATGATTGGCATTGGTATAAATAAACCTAGGATTGCTAAAATATGACTATATGGTTGTGGTACTACTTTAAAATACTTCTCTTGATGAATGTGAGGTGATGCTAATGGTGTTACAACTTTTTCTTTTGTTTCATTGTTCATAAAATATTTGTATAAAGTTAATTATAATACTTCACTTAAATTTGCCCCTGTTTTTTGTATTGCAACATGCGCTCGTTGTAGTCTTTTTTGTAAATCATCTGTTCTAGCGTTTGCCATGTTTTGCAATATTATCTTAATTGCTCCATGTTCTTCTTTTGATAATTCTCGACCTAATATATTTTGAATTACCGAATAAACTTCTGTGCGATATTTTCCTCCTGTTTTAATTTTGGGCATATTTTTTAACTAACGAATTATATTTTTTTAACTTTATCTCCGGTGTATTCTTCGTACCTAGCAATTATTGTGTCAACGTACTTTGGGTCCAACTCCATCATATAACATATTCTTCCTAACTTTTCGCATGCTATAAGCGTTGATCCCGATCCTCCAAATAAATCCAGCACTACCTCTGTCGCCTTGCTACTATTCTTTATGGCTTCTTCGCACAATGCTACTGGCTTCATTGTTGGATGCTCTACACTTTTGTTTGGTTTGTTATGTCGCCATATATCTGTTCTTTGGCGTTTCTTCATTATTTCTCCCTCAACCTTTCCTTTGATTCTTACCTTAAAACCTTGGAAGGTTATAATTGTGTGATCATCTTTGTATTCTGTTTTTAAATTCTGTATATCTTCCCATACATTTGAGCCGTTTCTTTCTGGTATGAAGTAGTGGTTTACTACTCCGCCCGCCCATCCGTAGAGTATTGGCTCGTATGTGTTTTGGTAGTCGGCTCTGGATAGTGTAAAGTTATTTTTTACCCACACTATGAAGCTTTGCCAGTGTCCTCCTGCTTCTTCCCATGATGATTTGAGCGTATCTAGTTCGCTACTGCTCATACATATGTAAACTCCGCCTGCTGTGTTTTCTACTATTCTTTTGTTTACTTCTAATAGAAAACTACGAAATTGCTCCTTTGTCATTTTGTCATTCATTATTCCTTGTCTTTCATTCTTCTCATGGGTTCCCATTCCTCCGGTGTAGTCTACATTGTACGGAGGATCTGTGAATGTCATCTGTGCTTTTACTCCCTCCATAAGTTTGCCGACATCCTCTTCTTTTGTACTATCCCCACATACCAACCTATGATCACCCAACTGGTAAATATCCCCTGCCTTGGCTATTGGGTTTGTTACCTCCGGAACATATTCATCTTTCGGCACTTTGTCAGCCAATAAATCTCCACTAAACCCTGTCAAATCAATATCAAAGCCACACAATGCTAATTCGTGCAGTTCATCGAGTACCAAATCCATCTCCCAGTCGCTCTCGTTTAGTTTATTATCTGCCAGACGATATGCCTTGGCCTGAACTTCGGTCAAGTCTACTTCCAAAACAGGCACAGAAGTCATTTTAAGGGCTTTGGCGGCATCATAGCGACCATGGCCGACTATTATTACGCCTTTTTATCTACTACAATTGGCTGATTGAATCCAAATTCACGGATACTGTTTGCCACTTGTTCTATTTGTTTTTTAGGATGTTTTTTTGCGTTTTTTATATATGGATATATTGTGTCGATTTTACGATCTGTCATATATTTTTATTAGAGCTGATGGTAGATTTCGAGTCTACTTGCTACTGCTTGGGTAGTTGCTTTACGATATAAGCTACATCAGCGTAAGGGCGGACCCCCGACCTTTTATTTGTTTATTTAAGTACCTGTTCTACTTCTTCTAGCATATCATCATCCTTTGGTTCAAATCCTACTTTATCACCCCATTCTTCAAAATATTTCTTACATACTTTTTTAGTTTCCTCGGTGATCTCAACGTTGTGTCTAATTTCATCCAACTCACTGAGTAATTTTTGTGTTTCTTTTAGACTCTCTTTTACTTCGTCTATTTGCCCTACCATTGCATCTATTCTTTTGTTGTATACTCCTTTTTCTTCCTTTTCTTCCTTGGCGTTTTCTTTCTTTAATTCTCCTGTTTTTTCTTTAACAAAAGCGTTGTGTTTGTCAGCGATTTCTTTCCATTTTTCTTGATATTCAGTTAAAATAGGTTCTACTGCTTTACTAAAATGTCGTCTTTGTGCGCTTTCTTTTCCGTTAAGACGACGAAGTGAAAACATCTCTTCCTTTGTCTTTGAATCAATTTCTTTAGTTCCATCGTGTTGCAGGCCATTTGATAGCATGCCGATACCTTTTATAGTGATCTCCATAATATTTTATGGTTAAAAATTAGTTATTTAGTTATTGTATTATACACTTTTTTAGCCGTTTGTGCAAACGCATAGTGGATAACATATTTATTTTAAATTTATTAGGTTTTACTTGTTTCATATATTATATTTAACTTTTAGTTTGTTTATTTAATAATCTTAATTTCTCTTCCAAGTTCTTTAGATATTTCTTTTACAGTCATTTC